AATAACTGTTGCCATTGAACTAAACTCCTGTGGAAACTGTGGAAACCTGCGTTACACGGATGCGCAGCCCCCGATACTTACCTAACCCATCACGCCTTTCTTTTTTTCTATACGCAAGTCACTACGCATAGGGTATTGGAGAAGCCTCAGATAATTTTTTCTCCTTTTTGGACCCCTATAGGGCCTTCTTTTGTATCACAATGTACTAAAACCTAAAAAGTGTAGGTATACAAAGGAGTTTGCCCTAGTTTTTACACAAAAAAGCCGGGGTATGTGCCCCGGCGTTAAGATGATTTGTTTATAACAGGTCAGAAATTAATATTTGTTCTAGCCCATTTAGCCGCAGATGCAGCAGCGTCGGCGTATTTTTCGGGATCGGGAAGTTCTTCTGCTAACTTTTTACGTGCTCCGGTTACAAATGCACCGACCTGTACTTTATTTGCTCCTGATCCTTCCATTTGTTCTACCGTATCTGCAATTTCGTTCAGTGCAGCGGCTTTTCTTAGACGATCTTTTGGGTTCATGGCGTCTATTGCCCTGGTAACCTGTGATATTTCTTAGGTACATTCTATATCACGCAGCTTTTTCCTGTATTCTTCCCGTTAAAATACAGATAACAAGAAATTTATAACGCATAAATCCCAAATGGCCCTGGCACCTACTGATTTCTACGCTTACAGCCGTGCAACCGGGGTTCCGGTACCAGAAGATCCGGAGGAACGGGCAGCATTGGCGCCTGAAGTCCTGGAATTTCGCCGTAATCAGCTCAAAGGACCGGAATCAGAGGGTGTCGACCCCCTTTCCGTCGGTGTTGGCTTAGGTTTAGCCGCCGCTGGAGCTGGTGCCGGTGCTTACGGCATCCGTTCTTTGCTTAAAGGACGTGATCTTCCTAAACAAGAGGGAAAAGGCGGCAGTAAGTTTGTGGATCTTAGCGGCATTGACGTAACTGGCCAAGACGTAAAAACCGCAAGCCAAGCTTCTGTAGACGATTTAACACCACCTCCTTCTAGACAACCAACTACTACACAAACCGCGCCAGCAACAGGAACAAAACAACTATCTTCAGCTCGTCCTGACGTTAATGAGTTTTTAATGTCGCAAATCGGGAAGCAGCCTGATGATTTAACTTCTTTCCAGCGCTATCAGCTTACAGACGTATCACGACAGGCGTCTGAAGCCGTTGACACGGGTTTAGATCAAACTATCCAAAATATTGATGTAGTTTCACAACGCGATATTGACAACGTTCGCAGCGGTGGTTTTGTTTCTGCTGAAGATACTCCCACGGATCCGCTCCTTGCTGGCATTAAAGTAAATGCAAATGAATCAGTTGTAGCTCAATTAAATAAACGCAAGGCTCTTCGTCAACAGGCTTTAAATCAAGCTCGTCAATCACTTGGTATTGACGCAGCAGATGCCCCTCTTCCCGAGGGTTTTGAACAGGAGATGTCCCCTGGAGAAAAAGCAGGTACCCTGGCGCAACAAGCTCTACGTGACGTTAGGGATCGTCGCCAACGCGTTGGTCCCGCGCCAATCTCTCAAGGATATAAAGAAGCTTTATTCAATGTTAGCGAAGGAGGAGTTTTAACGTTAAAACCTGAAGTTATTGCTAAAAACCTTGGCGATCCAAATGTCTTTCCGGATGCCTTGCGTAATGAAATCCGTGGTTCTATTAAAGCGTCTTCCAGTACCGCAGCCTTAAATTCAGGTGACCTTAGCGGTCTTGAGATTTCAAATCCAGGCGTTCTGCAACGTGCAACTCAACACGTGATGCAGAATTTGCTTGCGGAAGATGATGCAAACACAATTAAAGATTATTTGCTTTCTGGTGGTGAAATCCAAAATCCAAGCACCAAAGGTTTTGGTTATACAGGGACACAATCACGCAAAACCGAAGTAGTTACAATTACCAATAAAAAAGGAGAGCAAAAAATTAACGTATCTGGCCCACGTGCTTCTACTCGTTATACACGTAGTGATTTAGAGCCCTTATACTTTGACGAGGATACTGGTTCTTTAATACGCAAGTCAGATATTGGAGCAACGCAATCTTCTGAAGGCGAAGGCGGTTCTGGCATTGGGGTAGAAATTGGACAAGCAGTGGGCTTTGTTCCTCGAGAAAAACTTCAAAGTTTTGTTGCTTCACCAGGGGGCCGCCTTTTGGTAGAAGATGACGACGATTATCGCTATAAAGGACAAGGAGCTGATTACGCTGTTGGCGGACTCAAGGAGTTTGGCTCCACAGGTACAAGGCAAATTTCTCCGGAAGCATGGCAAGAAATTCGCCAGAAACGTAAAGAACTTGGTTTGAAGTGGAATGAAACCACTCCTGAAATTGAAGCTATGCTTCAACGTGCTCGTAGCACTGATGTAGATCTCTCCGTCCAGGAACTTCCCTTGTTTAAAAATGCAATAGACGCTGTCGAATCTGGAGCAATTTCAATTGCTTCAAACGGTAAACCGTATTTAAAAGTTAATTCTTTAATTCTCAAGGCTACACCTGGAATCGAAAATCTAGTTGATCAACGTTACGGAACCTTATATACAAATCCCCTTACAGGTCAAGATTTTACTTCTGAATATGACGCTTTGGGTACGTACAACCGTTTAGCAAATAATTTAAATGCCAAACTTATTAAACCCGCTGAGATGCGCGTAGATGCTTTGTCGCGTGGCGAAAACTTAAACGTACAGCTTTCTAGGCCCGGCAACAAGGTTGTATCTACTCAATTAAATCCAAATCTTGTTATTGATCAAGTGACTCGTCGTAGTCCTAAAGGGGATACTATTACAACCGATGTAACGCTTGCGCAAGCCATTAGAAATCAATTGCTAAATCCGTTTCTCCGTGGTCCAGATGGAGCTGTGCTTCGGGACGGGAACACTGGGTTGCCAATGAGAGGACCTTCTCTGATCGAAGAGCAACGAGTTGTTAATGAAGATGGTAGTCTTGGTGCTGCTTACTACAGGCAAGCAAAATATCAAGTACCTGAAGACAGAATGTATCTTGATACAAAAACAGGTGAACGCAAACCTAAAGCTCTTGGCTTAAATGACGCAAGCCTTCCTTTAGCTACAGGAGAAACGCAAGGCTCTAAAAACAATTATTTATTCCTTCAAGGTGTTAACAATGCTCTTGAAGATTTAACTGGTCAAAGAGTAAAAGCAATTGACGACGCTTTACTTCTTGCCAAGCAACCTGGTTTTGAATTTCTTGGAGGACCATCTAAAAATCCTGTTTTACGTGAGGCCCTTACAATTGCAAACACCTTGACTCAAACTTCAGAGAAATCAAGGGTGCGCATGCCTGGGGCAGAAGATGAAGGCTTAGCAGAGCGCTATGGTCTTGGTGCAAGGTCTTCCGAACGCTTACAAAGAAACATTCCCAGCCGTCAACAAACTTTTGCGCTTCCCGTTCAACAAGTCACGCAAACACAAATGCGTGATCCAAATACAGGAGAGCTCAAAAATGTTACACAACTAGTTTCTACAAACCAAAGCCGTAATGTTGAAGTTCCCAGCGATGTTTTAGGTGGCAAGCGTCTTGCAGCTGCTTTGGTTGATTATCGTTCGCGTTCCGGTCGCCCAATGAAGCGACAAGATTTCTTGCAAATGGCAGCTGACATTGCTGCACAAGAAGGTGCAGACGTAAATGCTGTAATCAAACAAGCGTCTCAAGCATCCCGTGGAGCAGGAGCACAAGCGGTCACCGGTCGTCTTATGTCTCAAGGACGGCAAGCATTGTCGGCAATGGATCGTCCGTCCCCTGCCGAAGAAATTGCACAGACCATTGCTGAATATGATTTTGGAGAAACAATTGGATCTGACATTGAAACAGCCGTCCGTGGAGCACAAGCACCTGCTGATATTGATATGGAGCTTACAGCTAGACAAGCCCAGCGTGCTAAAGTAGAGCCACCGGGTACAACTGAAAGATTTACATCTGACGATCCCAGGCTCGCCAATATGATGGAGCGATTAAGGGCGCAAGCCGGTCGTCGCTCAGGTAAACGTCGTCGTCGTTAATCATGGCTGAAAAAAAGAAGAAAGACAAGAAGTGGATACAAGGCATGGACATGAAGGAAGGCGCCTTCACTGCCAAAGCCAAGCGCAAAGGTATTACCTCTGCTCAGCTTCAGGCAAATGTCCTTGCTAATCCTGATAAATATGACGAGAAAACCGTGAAGCAAGCACGGTTGCGCAAAACCCTGGTAGGGTTAAAGAAAAATAAAGACAGCAAAAAGACTGAAAAGTAATGGCAAAAGACGACCGTTTAGATCTTGGTAGATACATTGATTACACCAAAGATGTATTTGCCAAAAAACACAAATTAAATTTTGATGATCTTTTTTCAGTTAAGGCAGACAGTGGTGTCGCGCCTTTCACGGTCAGTCGATTCGATGACAAAGATTTATTACGTCGCATTCAGACACGTAAGTTAAAATTCAACCCAGGTCTTCAGTATGTTGGCGAAGACGCTCAAGCTCTGGAGATATTCGCCGGCATTGGTCGTTTTAATCGCCGGGAAGATTATGACTTTAACAATGGCCGTGCATTAACAAAACAACGTCCAGAAGATCAACCGGGTTTCAATCCCATTTGGAAAGACATGTATGCACTAAGCCCAACCTTGGAACCTGGTGATCGTGTAACCAACCCGATGCCAAGCGCTGTTAATCCAGACCCTAAAGGTTACCTTATGGCTACTGCAGAAAAAAAAGCAGAGAATGAGATCGAAGGGAACAAATCCGTTGCGCAGCTTCTTAAAGGAGAAGACGACCAAGCCACAGAAGAGGACGAAATCCAAAAAGCCTAGGAGCTTATAATAAAAAGAAAAAGATACCATGGCGGGGAAGGCTGGGTTATTCCAAAAAATATTAAACTTTGCTTCGCGTAATCCAGACGTAGCCAGAAATGCACTTACCAGTGGTGCATTAACAACTGGCCTTGGGATGATGGGTGGCTTACCCGCGCACGAAGCACTTGCATATGGTCTGGCTGACCTTGGGGTTTCTTATCCCGTGACATTAGGCGTACGTAAATTAAGGCCAAAACCAGCTAATAAAATCACCAACATGAAGACGGGTGAAACAAGAATTCAACCTGGTCAAAGCGGACTTGAACTTCCGCTAAACATAGGAGCTTCTGTTACTAGTGGTTTGCTACTTGATCGTGTATTAGGTGGAGGCGCACAGAATTTAATGCCTACAGATGTATCGCAGTCTCAACAAGTGATGCAACAAAATATTCAACGTGATCTTTTGAATACGGAACTTGCTGGTTACTTGGCTGGACGCAATGCTTACGTACCAGGTACTATGTTCCAGGCACAAGGGCTGGAGTCAACGTTCATGAGGGATCAGCTTCAGGAAGCCTTGCAACCGCAGCAGTTTAATCTTGCAGGAACCGCAGCCGTAATGGGAGGTATTGTCGGTGTCTAGTGCAAGAGGGTTCCAAAACTTATTAAACAATCTGGGACAAGGCCTTAAAGAAGGTGCACGCAAAAGTGCTGAGGCCACACGTGCTGCCGAAGAATTTTATCCAAGTGTTTTAAATTTACGGGGCAAATATCACGAAGAACTCAAGAAACAAGGAGTATCTCTTCGTGAGACGCCCGTACAAGCTGTTGGTGCTTTTGGAGCACGTCTTGCAACAGATATTGCAAATGACGGTACAAGGGGTATTTATTGGCGCTATAACCATCCACTTGCTGCATTGGATAAAATTGTTGATCGTACCGTAGAAACAGCTATTGGACAAGAAGCTTATAAAGAACTAGGTAAAACAAAAACGGGTCTTATTGGAGCAACTGTAGCGATACCCGCCACTGCCCTGGCTGGCACTTACGACATCACCAATGTTGGCGAGATGTTCAGACCAAAGGGTTATGCACAATCTTACGCAGAAGAAGGCGCAGAGGACCGAAGAGAGACAACACAGCCAACTATGGAGCTGTTTGAGCGTTTCTTTTTAAGTCGTCAAGGAAGGCCTTTAAAATACGAAACAGCTAAACAGGATATTCCTGATTTAACACCAGAGCGCTACTCAAACTTTATGCGCAATTACTACCAGGACAAAGGCCTGCTTGGGCTAGCTAAATACACACCTGAAAACCTGGAGGGTGTGCCAGAACTACGCATGCTTGGCTACCCCGTTAATGTTGCCTCCGCTTCTACTGCCATTGGCGGCCTTGCTGGTGTGTCCACTGCTTTACGCACTGCAAAAAAAGGTAAGTCAACCGTTGTCCAACAAGGTTTACCTGGTATTGCAGCTGATGTTACCCAGACCAAAACAACCCCTGGTTATTCAAAAGGTTTGACCGCACGCGGTGTTGTTGGTGGAGCGATCGGCGCCGCTTCTGGTGCGATTGCCGGCAAGCTTGCAAATGAGCTAATTGCACAGGCAAATCGACCAAAGCTACCAACTACGTCTGAGTATCTGCAGGAAATGCAATGATAGAATTTATTTAATTAAAGATGCTTAATAACTAGATGTCGACTTTTACTGACGAACAAGGTCGCGTTTTTACAATGGATCCACTGACTGGTGGATATACGCAAGTAGGTTCAGCTTCTCAAGAACAGGTCTCGGCGGGAGGAGGTCGTTCTTTTGAAAGTCAAGCACGAAACGCTCGACGCAAGGTACAAGTAGCGGCCGGCAGGGGATCACAGGCTGCACAAGAATTCCTTGGTAAATACGGTGGATACGGTCGCGGCGCTGTATTTGCTGCTGGCGCCGTTCCCGCTGTAACCGAATCCCTGGGCGAATTGCAAGAAGGACGTCCACTTGGCGCAGTTGCTGCTCTTGCTCCCGCTGGCCTTACAGCCGCAGGAACCGCTCTCCTGGGCAAAGGAGTACCTGGCACTGTTGCAGGCCTTACTCTTATGGGTCTCGGAGCTGTTCTCCCTGGTGCTGCTGCACAAGGTGCGGAAGCCGTACGTCAAGACGTTACAGGCAAGCCAACTCGTGGCAGAGAGGGTGAGCTAAGCACTCAGATGGCAATCCGGGAGCAGATGCTCCAACAAGATTTGAGCGCACTAGACCGCAGTCTTGGCGTCAATCTTGGTTACATGCGTGATCTTGCGAGTGATATGTCAAATCAAGAGTATTTAAACAACCAACGCAATCTTCCTTTAATTACTAAAATGAAGAATGCTGATCTCGTCCGCCAGCAGGCTTTGATTAACACGCAAGGCCAAAACTATGCAATGCTTGGTACTCTTGCTACTGCAGGGCAACTTGCAACCGGTGGCCAACGGGAAACAGGCGCAACTCTCCGCACAGCTCTAACTTCCAACCCTTACGCTGGCTCGACGTTACAGGCTCCTCAGATTAATTTTTAATCATGGCTAATAACATCTTTGGCTTAGGTCAATCCTTAAAAGAGAAACAAATTCCTTCATATGCAAATTATGGCGGAACTTTGAATATGCAGGGGCTAGCGGATCAGATGAACGCACAGCCCTTGGCGGGACGTTATAGCACCTTGGATCCAGCGCAGGCGAAGAGTTATACCGATATGTTCGGCAAGGAGATTGGCCCTTTTGCTTATATGTTGGACCAAAAGATGCGCTACGAGAGTGATCCGCAACGCCTTAAAGAACAACTCGAAGTCCTTGGCCCTTACCTGAAAGATGTTGCACGCGAAAAGCAACGCCTTGGTATGGAATCAAATGTCTTTGCGGGTTTGATGAATTTGCCAAATAAATGGCAAGAAGCTATGTCAGAGAAATATCGATTCTCTGGTCCTATTGTTGATATGGTTAGGCAGGGTGCTCAACGCACAACGGCTAACCCCTTCGTACAACGGCAGTACATCAACATTTAGAAATGTCTTTTACTAATCCTGTCTACGGAATCGATAAAACCGGCATGGGCGGCGGACTAGCTTCTAATCCTTTTGGAGGCGCTGGTCTAAACGTAGGTGGTTTTGGCGGGTCAGCACCTGGTTATGGTGGTGGTGGTGGCTTTAACACCGGACAGATGGGCGGTCTTTTAAGCCTCGCCAATCTTGGTCTTGGCATGATGGGCCAGAGCAACACAGCTCAGTCTTTTAACCAAATGCAGCAAACTGGTGGTTTGATGCGTGATCTGGACTTTGGTACTAACTTGTTTGCTCAAAACAAAGACATCTTTGAACAAAAAGATGCTCTTCGTTGGGCTCCCAACTTCAAAATGAATGATCCTTTGTCTCGTCAATACGAAACACGTCAAGCATTGATGAATCCAGGCATTGCCGGACGTTATTCTGCTTTCGTCGCTTAAGTTATAGTCAGTTAAAATTAGAATATTAAGGCAAGGGCGTTACAAGATGGCGTTTGACTTCGGCGGTCTTTTTGGTGGAGGGCTCAGCGGTGCTGCTGCAGGCTCCGCTTTTGGGCCGATTGGGACGATCGCCGGAGGATTACTCGGCGGTCTTGGCGGCGGCTTATCAGGAGGTGGTGGCCCAGGAGGTATCGCAGCCTACGAACCAACTCCTTTACAGGAAGAGTTGCTCGGATATGGACGCAAGCAAGTCAAGGCTACCCCTGCACGCAAAGAGGCACTTAGAGAGCAATATAAAAATTTAAAAACAAGACAAAACCGAGGAGCTGCAGAAGCTTTCCTTGAGTCTTATCGCGATCGTTTTTCAAACCCTAAATTTATTGAAAAACGTTTAGCAAAAAGTTATGGCAAAGATATAGACTTTACTGGAAAAGGTTTCCAAGATATTGCGCAATCTGTGTATGGTCAACAAGGCTTGGGGTACACGGGAGAAGAATATGGTGACTTTGAGAGGAAAGCTAAAGGATTAGGAATCAGAAGCCCTCAAGCTTTTGGTGACATGCTTAAGCAAGATTTAATTGCTTCTGGTAAAGTCATGACACCACAGCAAGAAATGTTGTCTTACATGTTTGGTACACCAGAGCGTGATCCATCTGGTCGATTAACCAATCGTTACCCTTCTATTGAAAAATATACGCCAACAGCACTGCCTCAGGCAATTACTTATCAATACGGAGCATAAAAATGCCAAAGAAGAAAAAAGGTCAAAAAACCTGGGGCGCAAGCGCAGAAGCGCTCCAAGGTTTTGTTAATTTAAAGCCCGATTCTCGTGTCGGGAGTATGTATGGAATCAGTCCAACAAGTACAACAACGACAAAAAAAGAAGTTGACGATTTTCCGGCTGCTTCCAACAATTTTAGTTTAGCTGACTACAGTGCATTATTCCAGACAATGCAAACCGGGCAGGAGAATCTTGCCCACATCCAAGGTGATTATTCACTTCAAGCTGCACAAGCAGCCGCTAACGCACAGGTAAGCGCCGCTGGTATCCGTGGAGACGCTGACAAAGAAGTGGCAAAAGCTTATGCAGATGCACAAATATATGGATATGATCGCGGCTTGGAAGGAACTAAATATTCTGCAGATAAGGAATCAGAGTGGCGTCAGAATGTAGCTAATATTGAAGTTGGCGGTAAAAAAGATTTACAGGGCATTATCAACGCAGGTCTTAAAGATGTTGCCAATATCGAAGCGCAGGCGCAACGCGATGTTGCAGAGACAACAGGCGGATATAGCCTGAAGTCAATGCAAGAGCGTACCAAAGCCGATCGCGATATCGCCAGCATGGGATTGGCAGGGAGTATGTACGGTTTAATTAGTTCTGTTTTTGGATAATTGTTGTTAAAATAAAGCAGTAGATTGTTTTATCGTTATGGCCGACAACGCGCTTACGGATACAGGTACTGATTCTGCAACTAATTTTGACCTTGATAACTTTCAACGGTTACTGGAGAAACTGGAAGGTTCCAAAGGTCGTCAACAACGCCAGAAGTCTGTCGAAGGCCGTCGTGATATCTTTGCTCAGGGTCTTGCCAGCATGATGTCTAACTTCTGATTTATTTCTTCGAGGTATAAGCAATGCCCGGTAGCGTGCCTACAGGTCAAACCGATGTTGACGACTGGTTTGATCTAGATAAATATAAGCAAGCTGCAGAGGTGGCTTATGGTTTCTCGAAGAAAAAACTAGAAGACACTGGCGGCCAAGAACGTGAAACTATCGGCAAAGGTGCAGAAGAACAGCGAACTTCCGCAGAGCAATCCCAGCGCTTCAAACAAGAAGACGAAGCGAGAGACTACGGTCAAGCGCAACGAGCTTATCGATATTGAGTTATTTGACCAATGGGTCGATAATCTCACATCTGCAGAACAAGAGGCCTTTAATTCCTTTGCTGAAGATACTTACTCAATTATTGAGTCGTATCTATACGCTAGGTTTCTTGGTTATGGCGGCAGTATAACTTCTTGCGAGCATTGGGTTAAGGATAATTACCCCAAGCCTGATCACCGAAAAAAACTCCTCTATGAAATTGAGGAGATGCAAGAAGACATCCGCAAACTACGTGCTGACGTAGACGAGGGCATTGTTAAACGTGATGCAGGCGTTGCCCGTATCGCTGGTATGCAGAAGGAACTACGTGGCACAATTGCTCAGATCGAGCAGTTTACATCAAGCCGTGACCGCAAAGGTCTATTAATGGCTGGTGCTGATCGTGCTATTCGTGAATTGTTGACAATATTCAAAGATGATCCCATTGAGTATCCCTTAGAAGAGGCTTCGATGAGTGTCTGGGCCAAAATGCAATACGAAGATAGTTAACTTAAAATAAACAAATGAACCCAGCACCACAGGCTCAATCTGCTCCCGACGCCAATCTTGCAGGCGGCTTGATGAATCTTGTGCAGCAACTGCAAAAGAATCGTCTTAGTGGCTCACGTCAATTGCAAGGGGCACCCGTCGGAGGTGAGTCGCAAGCTGATCCTCAAAAGTTTGAGGATTTGTTAAATCAAGTATCGCCAAATGACCAAGAACAAAATGCCGCCCCAGCTCCTGGAGCACTTCAAAAAGAAAGAAGCGAAGAAGGAGGACGGCAGCGAAATGTCGGACAAGGAGAAGAGGAAAGCAGCCCTAGACAAGGCACGAAAGTACAAGGAACAGAAGAAGAGCAGCAAAGGCGAAGAATGAGGTAGTATTCAGTAATACACTGAACAATACCTATCGTGCCTGCATATCAACATCTTGCTTACCGTCGTAACGCCCAAGCTGCTGCCCGCAGGCAACAAATACGTGTCCCCCGAAATATTGAATCCCTGGAAAGAGCAAGGGAGGATTTTGGTTTTTTCTGTGACTATGTAGCCGATAAGCCTCCGGCTGAGCACCACAAGGAATGGCACCGTCACTTTGTCACCAACGAAGATAGCAACTGCCTTAAGAAGATTGCTGGACCAAACGTTGATCTTTTGGCTCCACGGGGTTCCGCTAAATCTACAGTCCTTGGTCTTTTTACTGCTTGGGCTATTGGTATACATACAGCAGCTAAGATGCCGCTGCAGATACTTTATCTTTCGTACACGGTTGACATTGCACGCTCTAAGTCAGCAACCATTAAACGAATCATTGAAAGCAAGCGTTATCAAGAAGTTTTTCCTACTGTACGTCTTCTGAAAAACGTCACCAGTAATGAATACTGGTCTATTGATCATAAGTTTGCAGGCATCGATACCACTGGTGAAGAGCAGTTCACACTTTGTGCCGCAGGTCTTAAGGGCTCGGTGACCTCTAAGCGTTCACATCTCGTTATCATTGATGACGCTATTAAATCCGCTGCGGATATTTCTAACCCTGACATCAGAAAACAGATGCAGGACAATTGGAACGCGGTGATTGCACCAACCATGTTTGAAGGAGGACGTGCGATCTGCTTAGGTACTCGCTTCCGACACGACGACATTCACGCGACAACATTCAATACACAGAACAATTGGTTACAGATTGTGCTGTCTGCGATCCTTAATAATCCCAAGACGGGAGATGAGGTTTCATACTGGCCAGACATGTGGTCTCTTGAATACTTAAAAGAAAAGAAAAGGCAGGCGCCAATTGCTTTTTCTTTCCAGTACATGAATCAGGTTGTCAGGCAAAATGAATTGTCCCTGGCGCCAGAACTGATTGTTAAAGCAGAGATTGCAACGGAGTTTGACTCACTTGGTATCGGAGTGGATCTCTCTGTTGGTACTAAAGAGAAGAATGATTACACAGTGATGGTCTTGGGTGGCCGCATTGGAGATCAAATCCACATCATTGATTATCGACGTTTACGCGTTATGGGCAACCTTGAGAAACTGGATGCCCTTAAAGAATTACTTAATGATTGGTCAATTCTTGGTAAAGATGAAAACGGTAATTACTACCCGACTTATGCAACGTGTGACATCTGGAGTGAGGCAGTTGCTTACCAGGCATCGCTGGAAGCAGACTTTAGGCGCGTTTGCCTAAATAATGAAAGTCTTTACAATTTGAATTGGCACCCCGTCAAAGGTTTTAGGGCAGATAAGTTGGCGCGTTTCCGTGGTTGCATGGGCATGTTCGAAGATCGCAAAATTATTTTCAATCGTTTTCGCAATTTTACGGCAATGTTTGAAGAGCTTACTAACTTTGGCGTCAGTAGTCATGATGACTGCGTTGACGCTCTTGTGTTTTTGTTAACAGGATTAATGCGACGTGGACAGCTCCAGCTTGATTACTAAACTCTAGAATTAGAAAAAAGCATTTTTCTGTAGTGGGACCTGAATATTTAGCTATTGGCTTGACGGCTATTGTATCGGCTGTTTCAGGTGGCGGATGGGCCGCCTCTAAAATACTGAGCAGACATAGTAATCAGGTTCAACAGGCCTTTAATTACATCGGATCACAAAAGAGAAGAATTGACGTGCTAGAAGAAGACATTAAGCGTATGCCTATGGATTATGTGTTGAAAGTTGACTTCTTAAGAGAAATTCAAGATATGCATGACAACTTTCGCGAAATCAATAATAAGCTTGATAAGCTAATCGATAAGATGCTTGCAAGCAAATGAGTTACATCCTCGAGGTCCAGGAGGACGAAAACGGTGATCAATACATTGTCCTTCCTGATGAGGTGATCGAGGACCTTGGCTGGCAAGAAGGCGATGTTCTCAATTGGGATGTACGTGGCACTGGCATCGTTATTAACAAGGTCAATGACGCTGCTGGCTACGAAGTTATAGAAGAGTAGAATAAACGGATTGCTAGGTAGTTAGATGCGTATTTACGGTGGCATGGAACAAGGCGGTAACCTGGGCCAGGTTGCAGGCGGTAATCCTCTTATCGATCCTCGCTTTAAGATCCGAGGAGGCGAACCCTGGCATAAACCCTTGCTTCCCGGTAAAGAGACTAAAGAGTACGAGGAAAAACAATTTACTTTTCCGATTCAGCAATCGTTACCTGCTGCGGGAATTGACAATGTCGGTGGTTTAATGGCACAGGGGTTACCTCCCAGCGTCAATACTGGCGCAGGCTTCGCCCCTTCCTTCCAAAATCCCGTAATCATTCCCGAAGGTTTTGAGCAACAGCTTAATCAAATGGAAGAAAACACTAAACAGCAACGGATCAATCGTTTTATTAACCCCGGCCTGTATCCTCAGCGCTCTGTTTATTGAGCTGCTAAGCTTTACCTAACACAAGACAATAAATAATGGCAGACGCTAAAGCCCGGCTCCAAGAAATTATCAACGCCTATCTCGATAAAGATAGCAACATCGTTGTTGATACCGGCATTGTCGCGTCTCATATCGCTCAGATGAAGCTCTTTGGCATTCGCCAGGGAGTTGAGTTCTTCCCCTCGCAAGACAACTTCGGTGCGCAGCGCAAGGACTTCCTTGATCGCGTGATGAAGTATAACAAGTTAGATACACGACTGGATTCGATCTGGGAGTATTTCCTTTGTGATGGTAAAGGACTTTTTTACATCAGACCTACTAAGAGCAATTATCGTCTCTATTATTTCCGCGAGCATGAATATCGTGCTTATTACAACGTCGACGGAGAACTGGACGAAGTTGTAATCATCTACAGCTACAAAGTTCGTCGAGGTAACGGCTTTGGTGAGCAAATCAACACAACCAACTTAACAGGAAACCAAGGTACTTATAGCACTGGAGCAAAGCGTTATATCCGGCTTTCGATTAAATCAAACGAGATTGAAGAAACTCACTCTGACTCTGAATTGAATTTTGAAATGCCCGCCTATAGCCTGGCAGGCAATACCAAGCAGCTTACCAATAGTCTTGGTTTTATTCCTTGCGTAGAGATTCTCAATAATCCACAAGGGCTTTCCAACGATGGTGTTGGAGAATTTGATTCTATGGCAAATCACATCATCACGCACGATGAGTTGATGCGCACGATGCGCAAGAACATTACCTTCTTTGGCAACCCAACTCTTCTTTCTTCTCGTCCTAAGACGGACTTGATGGAGGCTGGTGGTGACGCAATGATCCAGCGTCCTTCTATTGCCGCTAACTCTGGCTTTACTAGCCCCAGCCCAATGAGCCGTTCTATGTTTAAGTCTGATCCTGTCAGTCGTGGGATGGATGGGCAAATTCGTGTTCCAAGAGTTATTGCAAACCTGGAACCAAACGACCGAGTTGGTTACATTGTCCCTGATGCAATTACCGGTGATCAAAACGCATTTGCGCGTCAATATCGTGAAGAAATTCGTACTGCGCTAGGCGGTGTTGACGAGCTTTCAATTTCTGCTGGCGTCACTGCAACTGAATACAAATCTTTGTTTGGACGTGTTGCGGCAACGTCAAAGAAAAAAGCAAACGCTATTTATACACATGGTATTAGTCGCTGTCTTGAGTTAATTATTTACCAAGAAGAACAGCTGTTTAAGACAACACTTGCAGCAGCCGCAGGCCTTGAGAAGCCAGTTAATTTGCCCCCTGGTGCAGGCCCAGAAGAAGAGACTGCTTATCAGCAAGCTCTTCAGATGTACAACGATAAGTTGAAGCGAATCATGATGGCTTGTATTGAGACCCAAATGATTCCACCAGGGGTCATGGGTCTTATTCCTGATGGTGATGTCACTGTCTTATGGCGTTGGTTGGGTCCCGTTTACGAAGACTCAACCCAGGACATCCTCAACAACTCAATCGTTGTGCGAAATCTGCAGGAATTAGGTGTTGATAGCATTGAAGCATTGAAGTACCTCTTCCCGTCTAAGACGGATGAGGAAAGGGCCGAGATGTTATCTGGGTTCCCATTCAGAATGGTTAACGAACTACAGGGTGCATACTCTAAGTTTGCTAGCCTAGTGGGGGGCATGATGCAGACTCCCCACCCGCAAGCACCGGATCTTCCGATGGCTGCGGACCCAAGATTGGATTTAACGCCATATCTGTATCGAACTTTAGAAGCTCTACAAAAGGAGATGAGTTATGCAGGACGCTACCGTCCAATCGATCCCACAGACGAGCCCGACTCCGGCAGCGGTGGCTCCCAGCAGCTACGTGGTGGCAGCACCCAACAGCTACCAGGCAGCTCCGGCCCAGGCTCCAGTGGCAGCTCCGGTTCAGTATCAAGTGGGTACCAGTTACCCCCAAGCGGTACCTCAGGCGGCCCCCAGCTACCAATCCGCCCCGTCTCAGTACGCCCCCCAATCCCAATCGGAGGCGACCAACAGCAACCCATGGGAATCGGCATTCAACAAGGTGGTGAACCTGTTGAGCGCACCAGTTCAATCCCCGTTCCAGGCTCAACCGTCTCAGACGACACAGTACAGTCCGGCCAACTTCGGGCAGCAAGCAAGCCAAGTTACGCAACAATCGGCTCCGCAGACCTGGCAAGCCAACCCGACATCCTCGCCCAGCTCTTCCCAAACCTTCTCGGTTCAATCCTTGGGGGACGTAGCGGATCTGCTCCAGTGGAGTCCGGAAACCCGCCACGTGGTAAGCGCGTACGGGGTCGAAGCTCCGGCAATTCTAAATAATTATGCCCTTCAACTGGAAGGCATGCTGGATAGCGCAGTTGCCTGGGGAACTCAAGCCAAAGATCTGATTCAAGGCTATGCCGAGTTTTCCGTCAACGAACGTGCAGAGAACCAGGCTTACAACGAGATTCTGACCAATCCCGATGTTCTCAGCGATTACACACTGAAGTTCTTTGGTCCCGAAGGCCCGTATCCTGTGTACGAGAACGAGACCGAACTTGAAACCCCTGGTTATCGCACTGAAGCCGTCAATCCCATGATGGCTCAGTTCCCCGCTCCTCCTTCGGCAGCTGCTCCTCAGCAACCCGAAAACTTCTGGGGCAACTTCAAGCAACAGATGGATGTAGATCCCAGCCAGGCTTGGCGCATCCTGAACCAAGCTCAGCCTCAAGTCGTTGCAAACAAACTGTTTGTAATGGAGTGAAGCAATGAAAATTGCAGGACGTTACATGGGTGACATCATGCGTAAAGCATCGATGAATCCTTACGTATCTGCTGCCGGTATCGGTGGCCTTGCCGCAGGTGGGGCCACCCTTGGAAACATTGTTTCCGGTGAAGCAGCAGAAGAGGGTCCAGGCCGCTTGGGATTAGAAGCTCTTGGCGCAGGAGCTCTTGGCGCAGCATTAGGCTTTCAAGTACCAGCCCTTCACGCGGCTCGACGTGGAATCCTCAGGGGAGGCGCGGAGAATTTAGCACGAGAAGGAGCAGGTAAACGCGTCAAAGTCGATCCTTCTACTGGTCAGGTTTATACCGAGATAGGTAACAGTGCAGATTCTGTAGAATCCCGAAAAGCTTACTTGCAACAAGCCAAGCTAGGAAGGGCCATCGATAAGGCTGGTATTGGTGCGTACACTTTAGGTGCAGGTGCCCTTGGCGGAATGATTGGCGGTGGCGTTGCAAACGTTGGTCAACTCGTTGGCATCCCTGGTTTACAGCAAGATGCCGCTATGCAAATGGCTGCACAACAAGCAATTGACCCTGAGTCTTACGGCTCTAGTAACTCTGCTGGCGCACGCTATAAAGCGCCAACAATGCAGTACATGTAATAAATAAATTACGGACTGCTAAAATTTGTGATAGATAAGACATATCTATGTCTGAATCTTTCACCCGATAAAACACTTCCTGCGAAATTGGAG